TCGAATACTCCCGTCCCCGTTGCACCAGCATCATTCTGGTAGAGAAGCCGGCCCCACGTTGGCGTTCCCGCAGTGTCGAATTCCACAACCTCGCCCACAGTAAAATTCGTGGATTGCCCCGTCCAGGTAATCACGGTCCCCCAGCAAACCTTTTCATCCTCGGAAAACGCGCCGGTCAAGTTGTCGTAGGGGAAGTTGAGATTGATTCCGTCGAAGTATGTTGCATCCCTGCCGAACATCGTTTCGGCTGTTCCTCGCCGCTGAATGTACTTCGTTCGCTCATATGTCTGTAGGGAGCTAGCCGAACCGAAATCGATCTTCAACCCGAACGGCTGATTGCCGTTGCCGTTGTTGTGGTTGATAAGCTGGAATCCCTCAGTCAGAACAATCGTGTTGTATGGCGCACCTGCAACGGTTCCAACCGCTGTCTGGTTGTTGCCGTCCGTCGAGGAAAACAACGCGAGTGCCGTAGACGCCGTACCCAGAGTAGTGCCGCCGGTGAAGTAGATATTGTTGAACTCGAGCAACTTTCCCTTCACGCGCCGACCGTCGATATCCACACCATCATGTCGCGTCTTCAACATGATCCGGACCTGCCCCTTAATCGAGTCAGGCATATAAGCGTTGGACCAATAATCCGTGATTATCGCGTCGTTCTGAATGATTACTGGCTGGGTATCGGACTCTGGTGAAGTGACCTGAACATCAAGTCCGGAGATCAGTTGATCGCCGCTGTCCTGGCTGATCGATCCGCCGTACATGTGCTTGATGACATCGGCACTGACGTTCATGTTGCCAAGGAGGCTAACGATTTCGTCCGTAGATCGTTCAGAAGGAGTTGGATCAACACGGGAAAGATCATCGTCGTCAAAGATATCCTCATCGTCGTTTAGATCGGACAACATCCTGTGAACATCAAGAGGGGAATAGGCGCGAGTATGAACTTGCCCGTCAACCGTACCGTTTCCGCCCGACGGTGAAGCGGTAAATGTCTCGTTGTCATCGGGCAACCCCATCGTGTCCAGCGGACCGATGAATCGCACATTATACTCACCCGACGCACCAACATCTGACTCGATTTCGATCAGTTCAGCAGTCTGTCCTCCGCTGAACGTCAAAATATCGTTGGCCGAACAGTTGGTTGACTGTCCGTCAAACTTAAAACTATGCGTCGATCCAAGAGCGGGTGCTGTAGCATCCCATGTGATATCTCCGTTAGCCGCAACGGCCAGATCTCGCCGCGCATAGGCAGGATAATCGATCAGCGCCCCATCCTCCACGGCATCCGCCGTAACGGATCCCTGCGTAATCTGATCGTTGTTGTCCGGTAGTGTCCCGGTCAGCAAAGCGCAATAGAGTTTCCCGGTTAGACCGTCAACGTTTTCAATCGCCGTGACGATAAATCCGGAGCTAGCGGCGGCATCCCAAGTTAGATTAGCCCCTAGAGCACTGAAACTTCCACTCGCTAGATTGTCATAATCAACTACAAAATAACTTGGCATCCCCATTTGAAACTCCTTATTCGTCCGATTGAAGCAGAACCGTCAAAGACAGTCCATCAGTGTCATCAATTGTATCAGAAAGCTCTTGACGTACATATCTAGGCGACTTGGTGCCTTTTGCCACGTATCCCGCTACATTCTGATCAGAACTAAATACCCGGCTATCCGTAACGATCCCCGTTGCGCCTGTATTTTCATCGATGAAAACCGCTGTGCATGTGATCGTGCCTGTCGCCGGAGAAGAAACCCCGGACTGAATTGCATAAGTAAAGGTCGTTGTCCCCGTGACCGTGATCGTCTTTATGCGGTTGTACTCATTTGGACTTGCGCCCTTGATCCATACCTTCTGCCCGGTAGAAAGATTATGAGCACTAGCAGTTGTCGCTGTAGCAGTTCCTCCAGACTGAACCAGATTTGTGACAGATAAGTTATATGGATACGGCCCAGAACCGCTGGCATACAGAGTTACGGACGCTCCCTGCACGGCGGCTTTTGAGATCCCATCCTTCACGGTGACTTTCGTTGTCACCGGATTTGCAACGATAACAACCGTTGCCCCGGCAGATTTGTAGGTGAGATTTCCGGAACATGAAACACAGTTGATGGTAACCGTGCCGCTCGTTCGCTTGACATGAAACGTGCTGTCGTTATTCGTATGTGCGGCATTGAAATCAGTAAATGTACAGCCACGAAGCGTAATACTCGTCGGTGAGCTTATACCAAACTCGATCGCGTGATGGGCATTGGCTCCCTTGCTGAACGTCATGTTGTCAAGGTAGCCATCTGGGTCCGTGGCTAGATTCCAGATTAGTGCAGAAGTATCCGCTGCTACCGTCGGAGCTAGAACCCTCGATCCGTCCATGTCACCTGCACCGGCCATGGTGATCGCGTTGCACCCTGAGAAGATGCAATCGAGGACTGACGCGGACGACAAAAAAGAAAACGTGTCCATACCCTTGAAGGTCATACGGAGCCAATTCACGTCAGCCGCATCGATCATGGTGAAAATGCCGCGTGACACCGTACCAAGAGATTCGATCTTTCCGTCTGTCCAATCCAGGCGTGTACCAGATTGCCTTACCTCGATCTTGTTGAAAGCAGAGCTAACCTTTCGCACGTCGTCAATAAGCACACTAAAGCCGCTATCCCTAAAATCGGCCGCCGTTGAGTAGCCGATGGTTATCAGCCCCTTCCAGAGATAACCGCCGGGTATCGCCTGAATCAGTCCCCACCTTGCGCTCACCGCATCGTTGGCGGCTGCAAAACCTGAAAACGTGCAGTAGCCGTTCGCCAAATCTCCGTCGGTAAACCGCGCCTCACAACGTCCGAACCTAAGCACATCAACGCCGAATGGATTACCCTTCGAGATCGCGACGGTGATCTTGTGTGCGATTCCGAAATATTGAAGTGTTGATGTTGGTGATCCTACCGTTCCATCCTGCGTCTGTGCCGGATCGACCGCAAAGTTCTCCCAGCCTCCATACGGGTTTCGCCCAAAATCATTACCACCAACATCCCAATATTTAAAATCTTCCAGCCCACTTCCAACAATCGCCTTTAACCCTCCATTGGCGTAGGAGTCCAGCGCGTTTGGCGCAGCGAAGTATGCCCACAGAAGAACAGCACCGTCTGTTGGCACAGTCGCTCCGGATCCATAGTTGGCGATCAGCGTCGAGTGATTTCCTTTGGCAACCGAGGCCGTCGCGGAGATACAGGCAGCAGTTCCCCCGTTATGTAGATAGTAATCCGTTTCTTGCGACGGTGGACCGCCGTCATCCCATAGTGAGTCAGACGATTCCGCCCAATTCGTCGTGGCGTCGGCCAAGTCGATAAGGGTCAAGTCCGTCGCGTAGATCGGGGCACCCATTAAACGTACCCTCGCCGCTTGGCATCGTCTGTAATGCGCCGCCAAATATCAGGCGCAGTCTGCCCTTCGGGTATCAAAAAATGCTTCGTCGCTCCGACCTGGACCACCACGGCAACCCCCTCGGATAGACATTTGTCGATGAATGCCCAACCGATCCCCTCGCGCCAGCTATCGGGACGCTTCAAATCGCAGTTAGCAAGCATGATCCTATCGCCGCCGGGCTCGAAAAGGACTCCGCAGAGATCCGGGCGCAATGCCTCCGGGAAGGACGGGTTAGCGTACCAGAGGCAGCGGAATTTCCGGCAGGCCACCGGATGAGCACCCCAGATAGAACAGTCCGATCCTGTACAATGCTGACAAGGAGTGTTCGCCGGCTTGTTAAGCTGCGGTATCTTCAGAAGTGTGCAGCAAAGCGTACAACCGCCGCATCGGCTTACAATCTCACTAATAAGTGAAAGGCTGTCCGCCATGCATCGATCCTACCTGCCGGTCTCCCGGGAGGACCGGTGCCAGGCGTTACCCCCGATGAAGAAAAGCCACAGCCTGAAACGTCTGTGCCGCTGCCGATTTCGTCCAAAAAGCTGTAGCCTCCACCGGAATCAGATAATCCGCTCCAGCCGAGATTGAAATTCCAACCCCGGCCGTTGCGTCGGCTTCCGAAAACGACAACACGATCGCCCCGGCTCCAGTATTCTGGAACCAAAGATAGTTACTCCGTCCACCAGACCATAGCCACTTCTCAACCGCAGCCGGATTGACCGTGGTCCCATTGACGTGGACCGGAACCCCCCCTTTAAGCTGGACTAGAGCCGACATGGACAGCTCCTATTCGTCCACGTTTCCGTGAATCCATATATGGGCGATCTCAGCAGCCGTCCCGCCCACAAAGGAAAACCCGGTTGTGGCGATCGAAGACTCATCGATGCTGATGGCATCTCCTTGAGATTCCGTGAATTCTCCCTGGAGCATGATCCTGTAATCCACGTCTTTCATGTTAGGGAGCCCATACTGTTCGAACGTCACCGCATCGGCCGCCCCAACAAAGGTATGCTTGAAAGACATAAACTTTTCACCAGCTTGAGCTTTCACACCCTTCAGAACCTCGCCTGATCTGGTTGTTTCTCGTGCCTGCATGTTACTCTCCTTGAGCCTCGATCAAATCGAGGATTTCGGCTTTCGTTAGTCCATCCACCTCGAGGCCCATAGCCACCGCAACCTCAACCAATTCCGATTTTTTCATAGTTGAACTAACTTCGATTGTTTCAGGCTCGGACTCTGGTTCGGGCTCCGGGACGGATATCACATCCGCCAAGGTGGGAGCGGGCTCGGGAGCGGGCTCCTTCACCGGAATACCAGAGGCTTCCGCCAGGGCCATCATCTCATCTCTCGTTCTGGGCCTTCTAGCGCCCCCCTGAGCTGTCGGGGGAGTAACAGCAGCAATCCGCCTACCCTGCGCCTCCCAATAGCCCACAGGCCGCCACAGAGCCCCCTGGAGCATCTTCTCGGAGTGCTCTTCGGTCACCTCCACGCACCCCAGCTCGTCCAGTTCGTACTTAGCCCCGCCTACCAGCACAATCCCATCCCGTCTGTCGCGATGCTGTAGCTTCACCATCACCATGCTCCTTTCATTAAGGTCACATGACCCCACCGTCAGGTGAAGTATCTTACACTAGACGGTGGGTATCAAATGAAGCTAATTATGCGCCGCCGCCGCCCACCGAAGCCGAAGCACGACCAACGTTCTTGAAAATCACGGACTTACCAGGCGCGTACACACAAGGACTTCCGTAGAGGACCTGCTGCCATCTGATGCTGGTATCGATGGTCGCCAGCGGGATTTTCACGAACGGACAGAGCTGCTTGAAGCTGAAAAATTCCACGTTCTGCTGAATCAGAAACGCGGTAGACATCCCCGGAAGGTCGGAATTGTCATCCGTGATCACAGTAGGATCAGCCGACCATGCCACGGTTTCCATCAGCTTGCAGGTAGTTAGGGCACCGTCCTTCGTGGACCGATAGACCTCGTAACAGGTAGCCACGGGGCTGCCATCGCCAATGCTCATGGTCACACTCTCGCCGGCTGCCACGGTAACCGGACCGGTCATCTCCAGGGCCGCCGTCTTCCCATACCGATTGACGGCTACAACCTTGTAGTTGTAATCACCCGCATCGGAAGCCGCGAATTGCGAACCCGAACCGGCCGCCGCCGGAGCAACATCTTCAGTCGGAGTACCAGGACGCTTGGACGCATCACCGGTAGCTGCACTCGGGACATCCCCGTATTCGATGAAAACATCCGGATTGAACATGATCGGGCCAACCATGCTGTGGAACCCCTTGATGCTGAGCCCCACCATCCCGTCAGTCCAACCACCGGGGGCCAACGGAATCCGCTCCGCCGGATAGAAGCTCTTGGCTAGATCGGAGTACGCGCCATCGGCACAGTACAAGTCCGTCGCACGGCCATAGTTGGGGGTAGTCTTGACGGTCAGCCCGCCATCATTGAGAATATCCTCGGTCAGCACCCCACCACGAAGATCGATGATGTTGGCCGCCGGAGCCCCGTCCGTGATCAGCTTCAGTAGACCATCCCACTGAACCGGAACGTTATCGGAGCTACCGAAGAACAACGCCCGCTCGATCTGCTTTAACAGCCATGCTGTACCATTCACGGTTTCCTGCGCGATCACTGGTCCATGGCTTGGTCTAACTAGGCTCATAACGTGGGTAACCGCTCTGCGAGTCCCCAAGTACTTGATAACAGTGAATTCACGGCTGTACGTCGAGTCATCCGCTTCGGGAAGATCACCTTCCGCGATGAAGGCGTTTCCGTCTCCGGAGCCGTAATTTCGTAATCTGTTATACTCTTCCACGGTATTGAAAGCAGGAAGCTTCTGGAGTGACTTCCAAAGCCGCACATCGTCCATACGGTACGTGACGACCTTTAGCGTCCTCTCCAAGCTCTCGATTCTTAGAGGGAAGCCCTCCCCCGCGCTGACTCCAGGATCGTTGACATCCTGTCCGGCTGTCAACGCTTTCCGCAGATCAGATACGTCTTGCTGTGACGCTGTACCAAAGCCATCGAGACCTTCGTAATCGCGCCAAGAAACAAATGCGTTTTCCATCATTTATCCTCCAGTTATGGTTCGCGCACAATGCGCGGTTACGATCTTAGTTACCTGTACTTTTCCGATGAGCCACTACGTCCCTGTACAGAGACTTGGAAAGCTGCCCAGACTGCTCAAACATGGCTACAGCTCTCATCAGAGGCTCACCACACGGAGCCACGTCCGACTTCAGGGCCAGCTCTTCCAGAGTATCCATAATCTGATCCTTGGACAGACGCCCCTGCTCCACCCCCACCTCACCCGGCATAGACTTTTCCAGATGGGATACCTGGCTGATACCCCTACGCGGCAGCGGTGTCTGTTCCACTGTCTCCAGACGATCCTTCAGTCCCTTGATCATCTCCCCCTGAGCCTGAGCCAACTGCGCCATCCCCATCAGAGATTTAGCAAGCTGTGTATTGAACGTCTGAGTACGATCCCGATGATCCTCCAAAGACTTAGACAGCCGTCCCTGCACCTCATCCAGCGCAGCCGCCGTGAGCTGATTGTGCTTCTCGAGATACGAAGACACATCATAAAAATCCTGCATCTCCGGATCCGTGCTCCAGCTTTTGGAAAAGCTGTCATCTCCCTCTAAATCATCTAAATCATCCTCCAAATCACCGCCCATCTCGGACTTGAACAGCTCGTCTTCCTGAGCCGTGGCTTCGGCCGCTTTCATCAGTTCCGATAGTTCCTGCATCTCGGACTTAGACAACGTGCCATCGGCCAAACGCTCCGCCAGCTCCGCCCGCCGATCTGCCGAGGCCGGAATCGTAGAACCCTGTGCGATAGCCTCCAACGTCTGGAGACTCTTGATCAGAGCATCGGCATCCACTTCATCCACTTGGGATTTTTTGGCACCACAGCTTTTCTCTTCCGGTTCCATCTCGTCAAGGTCGTCTTCATCGGCCTTGATCAGCCCCTTTTCCAGCATCGCCTGAAACTGGGCCTTGGAAAGACCCATCTCAATGGCTTCGGCCTTGGAGATTCCGACCTTACCGGCCTTACGAGCCCGAATATTATCATCCTCATTCTCACTCATCCCGCCGCCGGTCGAACCACCTGAGACTCCAATCTGACCAGACTTGCGGGCCCTGATCTTGGCGTCCTCATTCTCCGAGACGTTTCCGCCCCCCGGGCTTGGACTTCCGTCCTGGCTCTTGGGTTCGTCTGTGATGGCCGTTCCGGTAGCCGGCTGCTGGCCCTGTCTTCCGGGCTCACCGGTCATAGCCGAACCCACCTTCTGGGCCTTGTCCAGATCGTCTTCCCCCTCCTGGCTCTTCTGAGCATCGGCATCGATTACCTTTCCGCCGATTTGGGGAGTAAAGCCGCCTTCCGCTCCGGATTCTCCTCCGCGCTCTTTGGGGATGGGATCCTGACCGCTCTTTCTGAGCATCCGATCGGCCATCTGAGCCGCCATCTCATCCGCGCTGAGCTGTACTTGTTCGGGCATGATGTTCTCCTTAACCGGCGGACATGGCCGCCACATGGTTCAAAATTCTGTCTGCGTCTGCCGTTGACAGTCCGCGATAACGACTCTTCAAAAACTTCCGCGCCTCTTGCCGCTTGATTCGCCGCTTCTGATCCGTCAGAACCTTTGGGTCTTCCTCTGCGGATTCCACTCTTAACGGGAACCCCTCACCAGGAGAAGCTCCCGGATTGGAAATGGCATGGCCTGCTGTAAGTGCTTTGTACGAACAGCGCCCACAGCAGGCTTTTTTCTCCCAACAATTCTGGGAATTTGCCAATTCGTTTTCTGCTTCCAAAGACATCATGGATTTGGCCAGCACCTCGAGCCCGGTATCGATATTAACGGGGCAATTGGTAATTGCCACATTCCGAACCACGGCTTCCGCAATCGTCCGGCCGTCATGCTCGCGCCTGGTTACTCCCCCTTCAACAGAGAATCCTAGACGCCGATCGGTCTTTTGTAGGCTGTTGGCCAAATTCCAGATCTCATCCGCCCTGGGATAATCCGGAAGAAGATACCCCTCCACCCGATGAGCAGGTTTGCCCTTGTAGATCGTCTTCTCGACCTTGATCGGATATCCGACTATTCCGGTCGTTTCCTTGGAATGATTATCATTGAACCAACCTGCCTGAAGGAATGGGGAAAAATCGAGTCCCCTTTGCAAAACTACCTCTTGCTGCCGATCCCTGGATTCCGTGGAAATGATTCCGCCGATCCGACGCTCTTGTCCCTTCTTTCCGGCTTTCCAGAAAGCTTCTACTGGAATCTCGAATTTAAATGGTATTTCGGCCGGTCGTTTGGACATGGGTTATTTCCGCTCCCATGTCCCTCATGCGATATCGCTGGACCTCTAGGTGGGCTTTATGTAGGTCAGCCTATGGTGCGGAATTATCAGAGTCAAGCTTTTTCCGCAATACCAATCTGGGATTGGTATACTCCATCGCCTTCCGTAAATCATCGCCAGGATGGAGATCTAACGGAATATCGGCTCCACAGCGCCTACAGACAATTTCCGCCCCCCCGCTCTTGAACACCAAGATACTGGTCCGAATCTTCACCCTGTCCTCGGATTTCTGGAAAACCCGGGCTCGACACTTTGGACACCTCGGAATCAACGTGGCACCACCAATTTAGGCTCATTGGCTTTCAACATGTCGTCTAACCACGCTCCCCATTGTGATCGCCCCATGGCTAACGATTTACGAAATTGATCGTTTTTCCGCAGAACAGACAACAACCCCGCTATAGCCTCATTGCAGCGTTTCCGATGAGGAGTATCCGGAGCAACAAAAATTCCCAATTCCGGTTTCTTGACCTTGAGACTGGCCCCCCCGCTGATATGCTGCTCCCTCGTACCAGCCACAAGATAAGTATTCGCACGCCCCTGCTCGTGAAGCCGGTCTTCCACGTAGCTCTCAAACGCCCGGGCAAACATCTCCACGTCCTTCGAATAATAAGATCCCCCGATGGCCTGAGCTTCGGCGTAATGCTGTGTCTCTTTACGGCTGGACAAACGGATATTATTGTACTGCCCTACCAACTTATTGTGTCGATCCACAGCCTCAGAATACTCAGCATACCGCGCCACGTCCGCATCCTTCACCTTCGATGTATCCGGGCCCGGAACCTTGTCCTCTTCTTTCCAACCCCCAGGAGGCGGCCTGTCCATTGCCACTTCCATCTTGATCCCCTTACGCTCACGATACACAGCCGTCACTGCCCGCTGATACTCGTAATCCCAACGTGGTTCCGTTTTTCGAATTTTAATTTTTAACTCGTCAAGCTCATCTCTGATCGCGGCTCTCTGCTTATACACCTCATCCAAACGAGCCCTTCGTTGGTCCTCGGCTTCATGTTCATATTTGATCGTGTCCATCACATTCCGCATAGCGTCCAATACATCCTTCGGCACCACACTCCCGACTGTCCCAACAGATTCAGTCAATAGCTTCGCTTTTCCACTGGTAGGAGGCTGATACGCCAGCAAGATCGCATGATCCATAAAATGACCAAATTCATGGGCCAATGATCCGGCCCCCCGCAACTTGGTCAAATTGATAACTCCCCGCTGTGGTTCATAATGAGCTGCTGGAGCTTTCTTTCCACCTGTCCCCCTGGCACCGAAAGACAATTTCAGTCGATTGTTCATCGCCAGTAAACCAGGATCGATTCCGATAACATCCGCCAGATCATGTAGGGCTTCATAAGCGTTTTCTACGTGCCATTGACGTTCCGCTTCATTGGCCCAATTTCCATACTGCACAGCGGACATTCCAAAAGATTTAGCAAACTCCGAACTATCTTTCGGAGCAGTTACCTTTTTCCCGCCAACCCTTTTGACTTCCCCTGTAGATCTCACCCAAACCCATTTGCTGTCTGTCTTTTCAACAGCTTTGACTTCCATTTTCTTTGGGGCCTTCTTTTCCTTTTTCTTAGTCGCCCAGCCCCAATCATCCTTGTGCTTCACAACAGAGTCCACCCGCTGACCAAATTTCACACGTTCCGGATGTTGTGTGTCCTCAGTCCGCCAAGAGCTGCCCTGAACGTATTTCTGAACGGCATACAAACCCGGCTTCCCCCTCCGTTTCCGCACGTCCATATTCACCAAATTGGCAAATCGTTTACCGAAAGCAATCGTATATTGACCGTACAGCTCCTTATCCGGATCTCCCGCTACCAACATCCTCATTTTTCCGTCCGCCCCGTAAGACCATCCCTTGATCCCTAGACTACGTTCAAATTCAGCACGATCAGCCGGAAAATTATGAAATGTTTCTCGAGCCGCATAAAGAAGAGCCGGGCTAGAATAGCGAGTCAATTCTACAGTCTCACCGTCGATTACAACACGATATGCCCGCGTATCCTCCCGCCTAGAACCCCATTGGGTAGGTATCTCTTGGCTAGAAACAACTGTAGACGAAGGACGATTAACAGTAACCCGTCCTGGAACAAAGCTGTCTCCTTCGGCCCTCATCCCCTTCGAAGCCGCCTCCCATTCAGACAAAAACTCCTGAACGTCGTCTTCGGTATAACACCGTGCCAAACCGTCTAACAACCGGGCTGCCCCCTCTCGGTAATAATGCCTTAGAGCATTATTGTCCCCCGGCTTATTCGCTACCGCCTCCAAAACATCACGCTTCATATACGCCGCTCTAGCCGATACACCGGCTTCACGATCGGCTTCCGCCCATGCCGGCTTCCACGTTCCAAATACATTGGCCTTGGTCACCAACTTAGCCGCCAGCATCGGATTCTTGTCCATGTCCTCCCGGGTCATCTTGCCTAAATCTTTCCGGGCTCCCGGGATTGAACCGTAGTCAACGTATTTAGCACCAGACGTTGTAATCTTTGGGAGAGGCTCTTCGATCTTTGGTTCCGGTTTCGGTTTAGCCCTGGTTTTCTTTTCGTCTTCCACAGCAAATTGCTCCCGCCAAGATTCCGCTGGTTTCTTTTCGGGTAGCGATTCCGGCCTCGGAAGATCTGGCCCCCCCAGGGCCTTTACCTCATCGATCAATTCATCAATCTT